TCGATTAAGCAAGTACTACGAGTTGTGAGCTAGAGCCGACGGTGATTGTTACACCTGAATCTAGCGCTATTGGGCCATTGCAAGATGCGTTGATGTTGGCTGCAATCACTTTGTTCTCGGATAATGTTTGCGGCGTTTCAAGGAACTGACCCCCGACATTTCCGAATGAAAGAACACCACTTCCATCAGTGATTACAGCTTGGCCGGCAGAGCCATCTGCATCTGGAAGAGTGAATGTTGCCGAGGTCGTTGCGCTTTGGCTTTTCTTGAATGCTGTAAAGGGGCCACCGCCACCTGTGTTCTTCTGAAAGGTAAAGGTTTTATCGCCTCTAATATCGATATTGCCGGTGAAGAGCTGATTTGTATTTATATCAGAGTGGGTATGCAGGTCCCGCCTAACCAGTATGTTTTCAAGAGTAGTTTCGAGAGTGTCATCGTTAAGGCTGTTGAGCTTGAGCTCGACCTTTGCTGTAGTTCCTAAGACAATCTCGTTGTTGTCGTTAGTCACCCATGAAAGATTGCCGCCAGATCCACTTGTCTGTAGGACCTGTCCAGCTGTTCCTGTGTTGTCCGGCAGTGTCAGCGTGTAGTTAGCAGCGGCACTGTGAGCAGGGCCTTTGAGCTTGACGCCATGAGCATTCGTCTCACAGTTCAGTGTGATGCTTCCGGATCCACTGTTTGAGTCACCCAGTACGACTGGCGAAAGGCTTTTTAAGAATCGGCCGTCTGGATCCTTAGGGGCAAAGCTTCTCCATTCCCATTTACTGCTGGTGCTGTTGTACTCCAGCCTTACCAGCAGAGTTGATGCGCCTACGAAGCCAGAAGGCATTCCGCTCAGTGAGCTGAAGCTCTCTATGCCTGTTGAATCGAGTAATTCAATCTTGTCCCCATTGACTGGACTTGATGGAATTGCGGCGACATTCGCTTTTTCTTTGTAGACGTCTGCAGTAGCCGCCAGAGCCTGGTTCGCTGTTGCAATAGCTGATGCATTATCTCCCCCAACCGTTATCCATGCTGAACCGTCGTACAGCATGAAGCGAGAGTTGGCCGTGTCAAACCACTGGTCGCCATCAACCGGATTGCTGGGCTCTGTGGCAGATCTAGGAATATTGGCACTGTGCTCTACACGGTCATTGACCGGCATCTCTTGAGCAATACCGTTGACTAATACAAGCGGAAACCGATTCATTAGTTAGTAAGCGCTGGAGCTACTGGATGGACGTCAAGCTCAGTGGCAGAAATTGCGGTTCCAACCTGCACTGAATACACACCACCGCCATTGGGAGGCGTGAGTGTGATCGCACCATCAGTATCTAAGTAGTATTCAGAGCCAATTGTTAAACCTGTATGCCCTCCGCATGGACCTCTTACTACGATTGTCACTGACTCGTCAGCACTATTCACAGCATCTCTTGCCAAGCCAATTACATTGGCTTTCGCGAATGTTGTTGACTTTGTTGCTTTGTGGATTTTGCCGTCCGAGTTTTTAATATAAACCGCATCTCCTTGAGCTAAAGCTTCTCCCGCAGTGCCAGAAGCAAGTGCTGCATTCCCCTTCGTTCCGGAGATTGCGGTTTCTAGGTCGATTAACGCTTGAATGATGCCTGCCGTGTTTGAGGGATATGACTTCACTGTCTGACCTGCGGCGTTAATGCATGCATTGATTGCGGCGATAATGCCTGATGTATTTTCTGCGTAGCGTCCTCCATATAGAGGTTTAACGCGTGGATTAAGAGGCTCAGTTGTCACGGCTAATGCAATGCCTCCAGTCTTATTCTATACAGCTACGGAACTATCTTCGGCGTGGTTGGAACGTCGTCAGGTAAGAATTCAAGTATTGGATACGTGACGCCACTCTTGGGGACTGTTGCCTGAAATTGCTGAGTTGTTGCATTGAAGCATCGCAATTCTTGTGTGCCCCTTTTAAGCCACCAGTCGTTATTTCTGCACCATGAGGCGAGTGGTTCATCGCGATCGTTCCACAACATTGGCGCATTGCTAGGACGAATATTGTCACGGACATCGCCTCCTGGAAATAACGTCAGGCCTGCTGATTCGGCAATCGTCAAAACGAATCGGTCAAAGCTCAATCTGCGATTTGCGAAATACTCAAGGTATTCCCGTGGATCAAGAGCTTTCTCTGCAGAAGCCATGAACTCCAATACGTCTCGCTCTGAAGCGGTCGGGTAATCGTCGGGCTCGAGCCAAGGGACTCCACAAGCCCATCTCTGCGCATGAATATGTTTGCACTCTCTGCGTTGGTCCTTGCGGTTTGGAAGTGACCTCCACTGCCTGTAGTAACCAACACCCTCACGTTCCCATGCGCTGTTGACACTTCTGTTTGCGTTCGGCAGCGGGAACGTCTCGAGTGTTGCCTTCCTCTCTGGTTTATCGAGATTGGCAACGGCGCCGCCTAAGCAATCTGGGCAGCAGCAGAAAAAGCTGAACGACGATGCCAAGTGCTTCGTCCCGTCATCCTTCCATTTCAAGTCTGGAATCGTTGCATCGTCTGGATCGTATTTTTCTTTCTTCCAATAGATGTGACCGTTTCTATTGACTCGTCGATGCGGTTTCGACAGATCAAACGTCATCGTCATGCTGCTTACCGAGACAGCAATCAAGGTGAAGGCAACGCTGTCTGTGTCTCGTCTGACAAGGTCGTCAGGAAAACTTGGCCCTATCGCGGAGTCTTCAAATTGGTCGCCGATGCAGACGGTATAGATCCCAAGTTGCTGAGCGTTGTAAATCCCAGTGACGTTGTAGGTGATCGTGTGATTGCTTGGGTCAGGGTCGCTCTGGTTGTATGTCAGAGCTGACGCCTGAATAGGTTGCGGGAACAGAAAGCTGCCACGCACACGGGTTGCCACGTACCAAGCATTCTCTGGGCTTGTTGAGCTTGGAAACAGAGTGACGACCTCTCTACTACCGGTCGACTCGATTTCATCAGTCGTCGATGAGGGGTTGGCGTTGAGAAACCTCGCCAAGATATTGAATTGCCTATCGCCCCAGGTCCGGCCTTTGCCGAAGTAATACTCCTGTCCAAGCTTCCATCGCTTGTAGTCAGACTCTCGGTTGTACTGCTCGACAATTGTTGGGAACTGGACCGATCCATATTCACCCGCACCAGTCTCTGCTCCTGGGTAGAGACCTTTCGCCCTTGGGGTTATTGGTCTTTTAACTGAAGCCAGCTTGAAATTACGGCCCAGGTTTGAACCAAGCCCTTTAGCCATGTCTCCTTCGATGCCTCGACGACGCTGGTCTGCAGTCCCAAAGGTGTGCGAAGAAGACCGTTGTCGATGCAATCAATGCCGCGCTCAGAAGAATCACAGTCAACGGAACCTTGATGCGTAGTAACTAGACGTTCCAGTGGGACTGCTTTGTCGTTGAGCTTGTGCGGATCCTCCTGTTGGACGAGCCTGTCGTATCCGCTCAACGACCGGACCACCCTTACCTGAGAGCGCTCCGCTTTCAGCCTGGATGTTTTTCTCGATCTCTACAGCCCTGTCGTCAGCAGCTCGAACGCCAGCTCTGCCTCCAGCCAATGAAGCAATTCCGCCCTGCGCAACATTCGATCCACTAACTGTGCTGCCCATTCGCAGCCCTTGCAGTTGGCGCCCGACTGCTTCGTCGCGATACCTTTGCGCCTCATCTCTTGCCGTCTCGTACTCAGCAGTCCGCTCATTGAACATCTCTTCAAAGCGGTTGGCGCTTGCCTGTGCTTCGCCGAGCTGGCCCGTAAGGCCAGTGACCTGTCCAAGGGCCTGGTTGTATTGGGTAGTTAGTCCGCCAATCTGATCCTTGTAGTTTCCTAGCTGTCTTTCGTAGTCGTCTAGTTGGCTTTGATATTCTTCAGCCGCAATCCTTGCTTCGTCTCTTTCACGTTCGTATTGACTTGCTTGCTGAGATCGATCGTATTGCTCCTGATTTCTTCTAACCGCTTCTGGGCTGGTCGCTATTTCTCTTCTAATATCCTCAATGCTTCTACCACCTGCCACTTGGCCTTGGTAGTGCTGGAAGCCACCTTCGTCCGGCTCCCTGCGAAGAATGTCTTGGTATAACTTCCTGATGTCTTCCGCAGCCATTAGAAAAATCCTCCCTGGGCAAATACGTGTACTCGAGTAGTCGAGCTTGGAGCAGTCAATGCTGCGCTAACTCCGACATAAAGAAGAGCCCCAGAAGGGACGTAAAGGCCTGTATTTTTCTTGTCAGTTTCAGATGCAAACGTCGTTGTCGTCGCTGCTGGCCCTGCCAGGTTTGGAACCGGAACGCTCAGAGGGGGAAGTGAGACATTTGTCCTCTCTCCTGCTGCTGATGAGCTAATTGCTTGACTCGCAACGCAGACGGTATTTGCGCTGCTAATTGCCGAGGAATTAGGAGCAATGCTCAGGAAGATAAGGACCTTCGAAGCGGTTGTATTCGCTTCATTCGCAATGATTGAAACGCTGTCGACAACGCCGCCGTCATTACTAAGGCAGTCCACGAGTAAAACACATCCGCCTCCGCTTGGTGTATTGAAATCAGTGGCACTGGTTAGTCCAGCGGCACCTCCAATTGTTGCGAACGAATGCAGCGGCCGGTCCACCAGCAGCGGCATCTTATTGGAACTACTGGTCGCCAATTTAATACTCCTGTTTAATCAATCTTAGTTAGTACTCACTTCATTGATTTGTCAGGATCCCGCTTGACATTACGTCCAGGGCCTTTGCCAAATCCACCAAAACCGGTACTCATGCCGGTCGCAGGACCAGGTGTCTGCATGAATGCTTGATTGCCCAGCTTGGGGTCAGTCGGAGCATTGTTGAAATAACCTCCCATTTGAGTTGGCTTTGCCGCTACTGGCGTATCTTGCTCAACTATCTGTTCGCCATCGCCATAAGGATTGCGGCGGAAGACAACATCACCATCTGGTTGCCCGCTAGGAGCAAAGTGGCTGCTTGCAGGCGTGAAGGACTGAAAATTATTAGGGTTATTAGGTACACCATTTGGCGTTGCACTGAAGAAAGACTGTGCTTCGCGATTGCCAGTGGAATCTTCGTACCACTCATTGGTGCGTGTTGAACGCTTTGGACCTTTACGGTGCGCGTAAAAGTTTTCGTTTTGATGAGAAGGCTTAGCCATCAGATGCGCTCCATTTTGTTCATAAGCTGCCGAAGCATTTCTTTCCCGAGCAGTCCTTCTTTTGCGTAGAACTGTTCGTTGGTTGGCTGAGCAGCACTGATCTGCGCGGTGTTCATCTCACGAGCAACACCTGTTTCGCCAAGTGGGTTAGGGCTCCCTTCTGACGGGTAAAACTTGCCCTGGTCCATCGCCTGCTGGATGGCTTCGTCACCAGGGCCTGTCCCTTCGTATGAGTTGGCGAACTTCTTGTTGTACTCACGCATTGCCAACGCAGGGTTAGCTTTTGCCCATTCGGCCATGCCGCCGGTGTAACCCATGGCGTCGATGATTTCGTCCGTCAGTCCTGCGCCGACCTTCTGCTGGTTGGCATAGAACTCAGGTAGACCAGCCTGGTCTCCTGTGTATTGGGTTTGCTGGGCAGAATCAAGCGTTGCTTTGCCAGCGTCAGTGTCATAGATGCCAGTATTCGGAGCGTATTGCTGACGCATCGCTTCCAGCGCGGACTGGCGAACGTCTGCGTCATCGGAAAGTCCTGGGCTGACAATCCGCTCTGAAGGCAATGACTTAGCAGTTTCGTCCTTCAAGCTTCTGATGAATTCCATGTCCAGGTCAGCGCCCTGGTCGTCGCGACCAGAAGCATCTGGGGATGGTTCGCCCTCGCCCATCCTTCGGCGATAGTCATTGAGAGTGTTAGTCAATACTCTCTGCTGAGACTCCAGGCCGCGCAACTCCTTATTTAAGGACTGATTACCCGAGTCATAAGCTCCGCCGAAGCCTAGAGGTGCACCTATGTTTCTCTGCAAAAACTGGTGAACTCCAAGGGTTCCTTGGCGGTCACTGATCTGTTGCTGAGTCTCTGCTAGCGCTTGCTCTACAGCAGCCCTGCCTCTCAGTGAGTTGGCCTGCGCAAGTGCGTCGTTGTAGTTCGCGTACAGCTTGCCGTCATCTCCGACGTACTTGCCGTCTTTTCTCTGATAGCCCAAAGTTACCTCCAGTTCATTGCACCTTGGGCCTGCAAGACACGAGTACCGACTGCTGTGTCTGCGGGGCCAGGGATAGACATGATGAATTCCGACCCGGCACGGTCGTAGGCGTATCGCCTCACTTCGTCACGGCGATAGTTCGCCACATAAAGTGTTTGGGCTAGCAGGTCGGTCTCTCTTAGATAGACCTCCCAATAGTCCTTTGATGCCTTAAGCGGCTCAGACTGGAAGATTGCACGATCGGTGTCACCCGTGATGCGCTCGACGCGGCTGGGTTGCGGCTGGTCCTCAACACGAAAGATCTGCGAAACCTTATAGGCTTTATCGCACCGATCTAAGTGTTCCAGGATTCTCGAATAGAAGTAGCTATCCGGGACCCTGGCTAAAGCTTCTTCCAGTCTGGCCATATCACCAGCCGGAAGATTAGCTCCTACGTTGTACCCCAGGTGGAAGCGACAACGGCTTTTATCGAAGTCGTTTAGCTCCATCGAATACAAGCGACCTCACTTAATTCTATGAGAATTATGCGATGTAAATTAGGTCGGCTGCGATGACTTCATCCCAGTCAACACGGCCAATCTTTTTGAGCTGTTCAAAGCTATTGAAACGCTCGCCAGGCAGCGAGAGCTTGAGTTCAATGATCTTTTTGGCTGTAGCGTATCCAATGCCTTTGACGTGCTTAGCGATCGCTTCAGCAGTCGCGGCATTCAGGTTCAAGCGCGTGTCTGCCGGGATAATAGTTTCTGGCAGCTTGTCTTCATCAACCTCTACTTCGGCTGACTGAGGCTGCGGCACATCACCCGTTCTGCCCTTATTAGGCTCATAGCTCTCGAGATCGTTCAAGGCTACGTAAGCAACTTGCCCGCTTGAATTCTTGACCATTGCCCACTCCTTGTCGTGGTAGCCAATAAATTCAACAAGCTGGCCAGTTTTAGTGTTCTGGTACAGAGCCATATGTACAAAAAAATGAGGGCTATGGTCACCCAATAGCCCTCATCCTAGGGAAACAATTGCCGTATCAGGACTCAGTCAGATAAGGCAGGATTGTGTCATCAGTTGTGGCTACGTCGTCATCCAGGTAGTAGGAGACTTCGCAGATCACGTAGCTGCCACCCGTGGCCGTAGAGGTCAAGGTGGAACCTGCACCAGTACCAGCGCTGTCGGTGACGAAGACCTTGAGGGTCTTTGCTCCGCTCACAGCAGTACCAGCAGCGCTAAAGCGACCAGTACCAGGGGCAATGGTTGTTGAAGCGACGGCCAAGCTGGCTGAATTTGTTCCGAGCGCAGAGCCCGAAATCACACCGCCAGCGGTTGAGTTCACAGCGCTCGCAAGCTTCAGACGGTTGTTGTTAGTACCAACCAAGCCAGAAGTGGCATCGCCCTTGTCCTTCTCCTTGCGAGTGTCAGTCACACGCAGGCCAAGGGAGTAAACGACTGCACCATCAGGCACTACCAGCCCGGTGATGTTTGCCCGAGGCTTGTCATCATCGCGCTTGTCAGGGCTGGGGATGATCACGTCAAAAGACGTGCCGCCAGTTGAGTCGACAAGTGCGTAGCCGATCTTGTGGTAGTACTGCCTTCCGGGGACTGCAACAACGCACTGACCCTGGAAGCTACTCAGATTGGTAACAAAGTTACCGGGATAAATTCTCTTAGACATTAGTTACTTACCTCCCTCAATATACGAATGAGTAAGCAACGGTGATGAAGTCGCGATTAAGCACTTCAAAACCGGCAAAGAGAGACCAGATCATAATGATGAACCGACTAAAATCGTCGTTGTTGTTCAACAGAATCTGGGCATTATTTCCGCCAATACCTACGCCAACTGCCTGAGGACCGAAGAACAGCATGGGGGCAGCGGTGTAAACCGCCTGAGTGCTGTCAATCGAAACATCAAGGCTCTTTTCGGCCAAGTTTGTTGACTCGAACCAACGAACTCCTTCAAACAGGAAGCCAGTTGGCATCACGGGCTGACCAGCCACAAAGCCTGCCTGTCCGTAAGCGGGACCCATGCCATAGAAGAAGTTGGCGTTGGGAGCCTGCTCAGGTTGCAGGGGGTTGACCATGCCATTACCTGCATATCGGGCGATTTCCCGGAATGCATCGTTTTGGCGCAAGTGCATCATCGCAGTTGGATCTGCGATGCAGCGGTAATAACCATCAGCGAACGTAGGAACATTGCGCTTACGCATGTCCTTGACCACCTGAAGCAGGTCGGTCTTGACGTCGAACTTCGCCGACTCAGTCGATGAATAAGTCAGGAAGGGTGCAGATGATGCCTTTGCCTTGCTCAGTGGGTAGTAGTAGCCACCCTGGGAATCAGAGGCTTCGCCATTCGCTTCAGCTTTGAACAGCTCGTCAGCGAAGACGCGGTCACGCCACCGGCGATAGTCATCCAGCAGGGTCAGAGAACCAATGCTTTGGTGGAAGACATTCAGGTTGCCGGTATCAAGCAGCAAGCGCTGAGCGGTCAGCAGTGTCTCGCGGGCAACCTTGAAGGTTGAAGGTGCCGTGGAGTCGGTTGGGTCTGCGGGTCCGGTGTACTCCTTAAGAGTCACCATGACCTTGTCTTTAACAATAGAGCGGCTAGATGCAGTGCCCAGTGTTTGATCAGCTGTGCGTTCTCGGGAATCCTTGTTACCAGGATTGCCCCAGAAGCGGTAGCGATCTAGCTGAACAGTTTGACCGGGTTGCTTAGCAAAATCGTGAACAACCACGGGCTCTACCGCCATCTCAATGATGTAGCCCGGATGAGGGCGGTAAAGCTCAGCACCTAGCAGCTTTGGAAAGTCATTATCAATCCACATGGATCGAAATTCCTCAGCTGTAAGGGGATATTGCACGCGTGCTGCGTGCTTACTCTTACTATAGAAATAACTTATAGGGAACACTTTTTGGACGTTACGGACGTCAGGGGCTTACTGGGATTGCTCCTCGTTGACGGAAGCCTCGTGCCATACCGCAGTCCTGGCGGTGGATACATTCAGATGACACTTACAGCAGGAATCAAGTCCTCTGCGTTTCTGGAAGACAAGGCGACTGAATTCCGTCAGTTCTTTCCAACGCGAGCGAAAATTACTCCCTATAGAGGCTCAGCCAGGGATAACGGAAAACGCACTACGGTTCTTCGCTTCAGAGTCTCAACTAATAAATTGAGGCCTGTTTATAACTTGCTCTACCCTGCAGGCGATCGAACCATTACTCAAACAGCACTTGATCTACTTGGCGCCAAGGCTGCCGCATGGTGCTGGGCTGAAGGTGCTCGAATTGATACGAGTACGAACAAGGCCGAGTTAACTCGCGTCGGCAATACCTGGGCGGAAGCCTCAAGACTCCAGGGTTGGCTGCAAATGCTTACCGGAGCCAGCTCGGAGCTTATGGAATACAGGCATAAGCCACGCCTTTACTTCGATGCCGTTGAGGCCTTGAAGATCAGAGAAGCTCTGATCGAGTACGCCCCAAAAAGTCGTTTGCACCTATTCACCGGAGAGATACCAGATGTCAGCGCAATTCGTTCAGCGCGTACTGAGTTATTGCTTGGGAGTGGGGCAAATCAACCTGCTAGGGCATCGCAGTAGGCCATGGCTACAGATCGTTCGGCCTGAGACTGAGAAGGTCTACCTGAACCATCAGCTCAAGCAGATGCGACTGGCTCATGCCGG